GGCCCTGCTCAACTCCTGGTCGTCTGAGATAATCTGCACTATTTTTTCATAATCATAAACCAGCAAATCGACGATACCAGGGCGATCCGTTCTATTCGTCACCCCGATAATTGCATCGTCAAGCCCGTCAAACTTTAGCGCGTCTTCCATCCGCCCCCCTTTCTATTTATCCAATAAGGCGCTTTCAAGGGCGTCCACCATCATATCGTCTACCGATGTTTCAGTCGACTCGGCCGCTTCACGGGCCAGATTAATTAAAATTTGATAGACTTCCTCTTTGCCCATCACTTTTAAAATCCCCATTATTGCATCAATCATCTTTTAAACTCCTTTTTTAAACGTCCATTAAATCGCCGAATTTTGGCGTTTCTTTTAGCCGGGTATAGGCTTGTTTGATCGGATTGTCGCCATCCAAAACATATAAAAAATCGAAATCTTGAAGTTCATACGGCAAAATCTCATCGTCCCTAGCTTGTTGACTGCTGTAAAAACCGACCGAAACAATCATTGATGATTTATCGACGGCAACGCGTTCGACTCGGACATACTGATCAAGGCGATCCTCCCCACCCCCTGACGACGTCCAATATTTATCAAATGTCCTGGCTAGAACATGTCCCAATAATGCCATTATTTTTCTCCTTAAAAACTCATTAAAATTGGTCTAAACACGGCCGCCGATCCGGCGGCCGCTCCGCCCGTCGCGGTGGTCCAACCCTCAACTAACCACCCGATCTGGCCTTTTGTTTCCAGGGTTACTTCCCGGGTTAAAAATCCATTAACTGCCCAATCCATCAACTAACCCCTATGTCGGAAATATAGAAAAACCCAGATTCCACGGTGTCCATCCTAAATTGAAGTTGTGCCAGTTGCTTATCGGCCGGGACAAAAGGAATTGTGTATTCGGTCCAGGCCCCCGCTATAGACTCAATAGAAACATCGGAAAAGGAATTGTCATCGTAGACAACGCGGGCGACAAAGCTACCGCCTAACGCCGCGTTAAACATTTCATCGCTAGCTTCACAAGTGTACCAAAAGTTAACCGTAAATTGCGTCGCCCCGTCGCCATCAACCGGTAAATTTAACGCCTTCACAAATGTCGTTTTACCCGCGTTAGTGCTTTGCCATTGAGCAAGATAAAATTTAAGTGATGGTGCTGTAGTTTTGTAGACTGAAAAAACCTTAGTTATATCAATGCCGTGTTGTGGTTGGTAATATTTCGTGTCATCTTGAAGATGTTCCCATGTCCCTGGACTAGAGGGGTTAACGTCCTTAATCAGATAAGAAAACCCCCTGTTGTACTCATTTTCATTGACTAGTTTTGAAGAATCGTAGGTAATTTCAGCATCGTGGATAGGTACTTTTGCGTGGGTGGAACGCGGGTATCCTATAGACGTACTGGTAGACCTTGGTCTGAACTTTCCCTCATTAACAAATGTGAAACTAGGCGTATTATTTACCAACTCTATCCCTCCAGAGGAAAGGTCTAGGGAAGTTGTTGAGTCAAACCCCATCGAGTTCCACCAGATATAATCCATACTCGTCAACTCCACAGGCGATGCTGTGGAGCAACTTCTGAACATTCTGAAACCAGAACCAAGTGTTAATTTTTTACCGTCCATGACAAAGGAATAAGGCACACTACCCGAGCCTACTCTAAGGTCGCCGTTATGTTCCCATGTCGTTGATGCTCTAGCCGAATAATCCCAGAGCTGTGCAGAATCACTATAAGTAAAAACATTGCCAAAAATGTAGGTGTGGTTATCCCCATATCCAGAACTTCTGTTGTCAAAATAAGTTGAATAATGCCAAGAGTTATCAGACTGAACGGTTATATCATCGGTATATAGCCCGCCCGATCCTGAGACTCCATAATAACCAGAAAAATAATTCATGTGAAGATTCATACCATCAGCACAATTACCGTTGATATACAGCCCCGCAGAATACATTCCCCCCCAAAGCTGGTGAATGTGGAAGTCACACCCCGATTCAATATTCTGTAGACTTACTTTAGCGGATCCAGAAGTCCCAGACGCTAAGTAGCAAGTTTGCTGGAGGTCTACAGTCAAGTTAGTTCCAAAATCTTCGATGTAGAATTGCCTATTTCCACCCGCTGTGTCATATTTCGCAATTGTCATTGATGACTTATCGGTAACCCTAGTGGTTTCGCTCGTCCACCCGTCCGAAATTAGCACGTTGGCAGGTCTGCTTGTCGAAGACCACCCAGTTTTTATGTAGCGGTGTCCCTGGCCTGAGTAAGTCGTATGCGATGGTTTAAGCCTTCTCCAAGTTTTATTAGATACTCTAAAATGATACGCCATTGGGCAAGCGAAACTGTAGTACGGAATAATGTAGTTACTCCCAACAGTATCCACGACAAAACACGTTTTATCATCATCGTACATGATAACGTCACCGACTGAGAATAGGGTCGCGTCAGGAACGATCATGGTCGGGTTAGACGATCCCGTCATCGTATATGATGCTGTGAACGTGAAATCCGTCATGTCTGTCAGTGTATGACTTTTTACCCGTATCTCGTCATTGTCTGAAGCTATAGAGCTTTGCCATGTGTGACCATCAAAAGGGCTTGCGTAAGTACCTGTTCCGTTTGACGTAGCTGTGAAATCGTACCAATAAACTGCCATGCTACACCTCCACGGTTAAGGTTATAATCAGGCCCGAACCGTTGGCGCTTGAAACGTCGATAGTAATATCATCGAACGCCGAAACCGCCGCCGATACCCCGCTATTAACGCCGGAAGTTGTCGCTGAAATACTCCCCGTCGATGCCCCGTTCTTTTTGACCGTAACAGAACAAGTGCCGCTTATTGTCTTGGCCCTAATCGACGATAACGTCCCGGCGAATGGAATTTCAAAGGCGCCGACAATGTCTGTCCCGTCCGCAATTGCTGTCGACTTTTCCACGGCAATAATTTGTAAATATTTAGTAGCGCCACCCGTCGCACCGGTTGCCCCCGTCGCACCGGTTGCCCCCGTCGCACCGGTGGGCCCCGCCCCCCCGGTTGCCCCGGTTGCCCCCGTCGCACCGGTGGGCCCCGCCCCCCCGGTTGCCCCGGTGGGTCCTGTATCCCCTTTTTCGGCCATTAACTGCCAGGTTGATGTGTTCGTCGGGGTCACGTTCTGCGAGTCTACCAGGGCGATATAACTCGCCCCCTGATAGGTTATTGCATCCATTGCCGCGTATGATGTAGAACTGGACCAGGCCCCGGTCCAGGCCGGGCGGACCTTGCCTAAATTTATAATTGCCATTAAATAGTAACCTCTAATTCTTGATTAGCGTTGATGCTTAAATTGCTCTCGTCACCGGACCCAGAATAATCGGCTTTTAAATAACCATCGGCCCCGAATGTCATACTCCTGGCCACCGGGCCGGTTCCGGCCCCATAGTATTCGATCGATAAATCGCCGGTATCAACATCGACTGAAAACATCCCAATTTCATCCAACGACAACGCGGCCCCAGATGAAACGGTAGTGCCGCCAGACCCACTCCCAACGGTAATAACGGCCCCATCGCTATGCTTGGTGTAGATTAGGCCGTCGGCGGTATTAACCGCCAGTTCGCCCGGGACCAGGTCGGCCGCCGTGGGAATTTGACCCCCGACCGTTGATCGTTTCGTGATTAGCCTGTTAGCCATTGGGGAATCCTTTTATTAAAATGTGCCGCCGTCGATTTCTTGGTCTATAACCATTTTATTGGCGATTGATGCGGTTATCGTCGTATGAAACGTCGAATCATCATTTATTGCGGCCGCTAATTCGTTTAATGTGTCCAAAGCGCCAGGCGCCGAATCAACCAGGCTAGATACTGCCGTCGTGACGTAGGCGGTGGTAGCTACTTGCGTATTATTTGTTGACTCCTCCGCCGTCGGTGCTGTCGGGGTCCCGGTAAAGGCCGGCGACGCTAGACTCGCCTTCGTCCCCAGTCCGGTCGTTAATTCTGTTCCTGTCGCATATTCACCGCCGCCGCCGATTGTCGAAATTACAGAATCCGCGATGCCAATATATAATTTTTTAGATGATTCTGAATACGCTAATTCGCCCTGTTTCAAAGATGCCGGGACGTCGGTACTGGTTGATCGCTTGATCCTAATATCATTAGCCATTGTGCTGTTAACTCCTTATTTTAAAAATATCCGCCGTCAACCTTGATAGCGTCATATAAACCGGAAGGCAACGCCTGGACGTTGTCTAAATTGCTTGATGCGAAATCCGACGCCGTTTTTTCGTGCAAAGTATCAGCGTTTAAACCGGACCCCGGACCGTCCACTAATTTCAACTTATCCAGGACCAATCCGGCCGGAATATCCGGCGTCGCTGATTGTTCGACAAAAATATCAGCCCCAACGATTTCAACGTCAATAACGCCCGAATCTCCTTCCATAGAAACGGTAAAGTCAGGGCCGTCCTGTAACTCGACGATCATCGCGTCACCTCTTGATCGATCTCGACGCGACCCTGTAATAAGCGAATAACAAACCCGTCAGACGGGCGATATAATTCGACGTCATAATAAGCGGTTCCTGGCGGCAAACTTTCGGTAATAGTTGCCGACAACGACATTGTAAAAGCCGAATCTGGGCCGATCGTGGAAAAAGAAAAAGATGCTAATATTGATTCTGACTCAATAGCTTGGCGTATCTGACCGCGCAATAAATACCCCGTCAAATCATAAACTGCTGAGCCTTCCTTAACTGTTAAAGTCTTTGAAAAGGTCGCCCCTTGTTCGATTAAAAAATTTGCTACTCCCGCCGCCATTAGGCCCCCTTCTTAATTTCTGCGTTAATGTTCATTGTGTAACCGGCACCGCTTACGGTGTGGGTCGCATCTTTTACAATCCAGGGACCGGCATAACCGTCGCGGAACCCGGATAAAGTTAATTTTGTTTCGGCCAAAACCCGGGCATCGCCTGGCGCCGTAACCGATAACGTCGCGGTCCCGCGTTGGTAATCGGCCAGTTTTGCAGTCGCCGCATTAAGCGCATCCGATGATCCATTAAATGCCTTTCTAAGCGAATACACTGGATCACCTTGGCCGACAGTAACGTCGACAGTTTTCGCCGAACCCTGGTCATGATAGCGGGCCGAAACCGATGAAAACTTACCCCTTTCCTGGAAAGTCACCTGGTAACTGGTAACGTCTTTTTGTGCCAGGGTAATTTCTGCTAAATCCTGGCCGCTTACTGATTTGGCCGCGCCGCGTTCGGCGAAAACCAAAAGGCTCGGCGTGGGTTTGGCAATGCCGCCCAGGTCCCGCGCCAACCGGGTTAATAAATTTATGTCCGACTCATCGACCTGGTTAATGACGTCGTAAGATATAGCCGAAAATGCCCCGGAAATTTTCGGGTCCAGGCCATGCTCCTGGGCGATCTTTTTGACAACATCCACTAATTTTATTTTTTCGGGATTGGTGCCGTCTTTTTGCCAGGTCCGTGTTTTTGTTGCTTTCAAAGATTGCCGCATATTGGCAGCTTTGGCCCGGATCGCCATCGTTTCTGGCGGTCCCGACAAGGTTATTTCGTCGACGATATAAACGCCCATTAGTGATAGAGTTTCTTCTTTGTATCCCACATAAATGGTTAATTCTGCCCCGGTCCTGGGCAAAGCAACATCGTTGCCGCGATCGTCCAGGACAATTTCTGCGGTGTCAGATTTTATGCCCGATTCATCTTTTACGGTCAACGAAACCAGGCGTTTTTTTATTGCCTGGGTAATGTCCTGGTTGTCGGCCAGGACCTTAAAATAAGGGGTGATCAGTCCCATAATTTAACGCCGTCCGTGGTTTTGGGCGGTTCGATTTCTGGCAACTCTACCAAAAGGCCGCGCGGTAATTCTGGACCGTGATCGGCCAGGCCCGGATTAGCCAGGTAAACTTTTTCGGCCGTTCCATCGGTGGATCCATAAAATTTCCAACAAATATAATCGATCGTGTCGTTTAATAAGGTTCTGTATCGCATTTAATCCGTTCCATATCGTTTTAGTCCCAGGGAAAAAGTTATTTTCCGGGGTGTTCCGTCGCGGTTAAAAATCGTCTGATTCTCAGATATTGATTCGATCACAAAAAGACCCAAAACATCGCCGCGCCCGGTAATGAGTCGCAACGGTTGACCTTCTGCCGCACTTGAGCGCATAACGCCCAATTGGCCTAAGCCCCCTTTATATTGCGGAAAAATAACCCCAGACATTTTTATCGACTCCCCGCCCGGGCCGACATACTGCAACGCCGATCCGTTGCCGACGCGTTCCTGTTCTGCCCAGCGATAGCTCGTTTCCCGGCTGAGATCGGCGTACACGGCCGAGTCCACTGAAAAACGAAAATCCCCGAGCGACATTAGAGCTTGTGCCATTTTTTATCCCAAATCGTACAAAGCGGCCCTATGATTGCGGCCGCTTTGCTGTTCGCGTTGTTTAATTTGAATGGCCACCTGGCCCGCTATTTCTTCGGACGACTGCCCCGGGGCCGCGTTAACGGTAATCGGGGCATTAATGCTGGTGGTGTTTGAGTTGTTCGACCCCGGCGCTTTGATAGCGGGTAGGGTCTGGGTCGTGGTGCTG